ATTTTTTTTTTCTTTTAAGATGTTGTTCTTTTTTGTTTTTCTGTATTTTTTTAATTTTATATTTATTAATTTCTTGGTTCTAACCATTCCTTATTATATAATTTTATAATTTTATATTATTATATTATTATATTCTAATCCTGATTTATTAATTTGACATTCAAGACATTGATATCCGCACCGCATTCATATGTAATTCCCAAATATATCTTCCAAATACATTTTCAGAACCAGAACCACAATAATGTATTTTTTTATTTTCTGGCAATATATCTTTCTTATAAGCATCGATAAAAAAATATTATTATTAAATGCCAAACATATTATATCTAATTTTTTATTGGTTTATGTCTTATACTTTCAGTTGTTTTAATTTCACGAGCATCTAATATAAATTTTCCGATCTCTTCGGTATTAATATTTGGTTTGTCCTCAAAATATTTATCTAAACACTGTAATATATGTTTTTTATTTAATGCGGTTTTAACACGGTTTTGTGTATACATGATTTTCCCTCCTGTAATATCAAAACAATCAATCTCATTGTTCTTCATTATATTAAGTAGTGTTTCTGATAATTTTGTTTTTACTTTTTTCAGTTCTTTCATTTCTGATTGTAATTTTTTTATTTCTTTTTCAACTGTTAACCATTCTTTTACATTTTTAACTAATTGATCCTTTGTAGAACTCATGATTACAAATATTTGTTATTATATAATAAACAACAATATTTATATTATTTAATTTAGTATTCTATTATTCGGTTGTTGTTATCATAAGATATTTTTTATTATTATTAACCCAATGTTTTTGACAGTAAATTCCATCTTTATTTGGCATTTCATATGCGTGTTTATTGCACAAAGAACCTTTTGTTTTCCCCGATTTAAAAGAATACCGACATTTATAGAGAGTAATACAATATTTAGAAGGATAATTCACATTTATTATTTTTTTTACATCATCATTTATAGGAATATACGGTATTAAATTATTTATGATTGTTCTACAATAAGGACATTTTATTTGATGTGATGATAGTTTCACTATTTCTAAATCGTTGCAATAAGTATTTTTTTTTTGTAAACAGATTTCTTTATATAAAGATAAATAATTAAATGAATGATTGCACGGAAGAGTAATATAATTATAAGTTAATTTTTCTTTTGTAATTAGACATATATTATTATTCTCTATTTCATAAATAGTATCATTATTTAATTCTTTATAAAAATCTATGTTCCCTTCAATTATATAGTTATTCATTATAAAATAAAATATATTATCTTTATATAATAATATATTTAAAATATGAAAATAGAAAAATGGGGAAATGCTATATGGTTCCTTTTTCATACATTAGCATATAAATTAAAAGATGAATATCAAAGTGAATTACCTATTTTATATGGATTTATTTCAGAAATATGTCATAATCTTCCATGTCCTGATTGTAAAAATCATGCCACTGCTTATTTAAAAAGAATAAATAAAGCATATATAATTAGTTCAAAAGAAAATCTAATAGACTTCTTATTGAAATTTCATAATGACACGAATATACGATTAAAAAAACAAATTTTTTCTAAAGAAAAAATGATTGAATTATATTCAAAGGCAAATGTTTATAAAATAATAATGAATTTTATAAATATCATGAATGAAGAAACACGAAATTTTAAAATGATTTTAACAAATGTAGAAAGAAAACAATGTGTAAGTAAATTCAAAACTTATATCTTTAAAAACAATTATAAATACTGTTAATTTTATTTATACTATATTACTACTAATTAATTGTCCGCCCTTAAAAACACTACATTTAAATGTTTGTTTTGATGGTTTAGAGCATAAAACGCGATTTGATGCTAATTCATCAAAATAAAGCAATGAATCATACCCAGAAATATGAAATATTGAATACCATACTGCACCTAAAAACAATCCAACTAATCCACCAATAACAGTTCCTGGTCCTGTCGTACAATTTTTATTAACTTTTGTTATACCATCAATTACAAATAATGATAATAATGCCGCAATAACTACATAGTTAAGTTGCGCGTTATATATCATAGGTAACACTAAATAAGCAATGGTAAAGGCAATAAACAAACTTGTTGGAGCAGGACTGTTAAACTCATTATTACTAAGATTGAATACATTACAAGTATATGATTCTGTATTCATTGTTCTTTTGCTTCCAATCACAGTCATAAGAAATGTATTCAGAATAACAGATATTAGAACACCTGCTAAATAGATTAAACCCTTTATATTCTGGTTAAATAATGACGACATTACCAAAAAAAAACTTAAAAGTAACGGAGACATTGCTGAAAATAAATTAAACAAATTTGTAAAAGAATTATTTAATGCCATTGATATATAATAATATATTATTTTATTTTATTATTTATGATACCATCTTTATATGATTTTACAAGGAATTTATAAAATCATATAAAGATTATACACTATGAGTATTATTAACATTAAATTAGTTTTATAAATAAATATGGGCATTCCTAGTTATTTCACACATATTGTAAAAAAATACCGCAATATTTTTAAAAATTTTTCAAAAAACACAACAGATGTCGATAATTTATATTTAGATTGTAATTCTATTATCTATGATTCGGTTAATGAGTTACAAAAAGGAACTACAAATTTTAAGTCAACTATAGAAAATGATAAACTGATTATTACAAAAGTATGTGATAAATTAGTTTATTATATTAATATGATCGAACCATCCAAAAATGTTTATATTGCTTTTGATGGTGTCGCACCAATAGCAAAACTGAATCAACAAAGAAAACGGCGATATATGTCATGGTATAATAATAAATTAATAGCGACTATGAAAAATAAAGTTATTAATGATGATGCCGATGATGATAATAATAATTATATTTGGAATACCAGCGCGATTACACCTGGCACAATGTTTATGAAAAAATTAGGGTTAGCGATTAAAGATGTTTTTGGTGACAATAAAAATTTTACATCAATAGAAAATAATTTTATAAATAATCTTAATATCATTGTATCTGCCACGGATGAACCTGGCGAGGGTGAGCACAAAATTTATGATTATATACGATCAAATAAAGATTACCATTCTACGACAACTACTGTTATTTATGGATTAGATGCCGACCTTATTATGTTAACTATGAATCATTTACATATATCAGATAAAATGTTTTTATTTCGCGAAACACCCGATTTTATTAAAACAATTGATAATACGCTGAATCCAGATGAATTATATTTAATGGATATTCCTACATTTGCTAATAGTATTATTCAAGAATTAACAAATACAAATACAGATTCAAATACAAATAGTATCATTACCTTATCTACTGAAACAAAAAAAAATAAAATAACAGATTATATCTTGATTTGTTTTTTATTAGGGAATGATTTTATGCCTCATTTTCCAGCAATTAATATTAGAAATAACGGAATTGAAAAACTCATTGCTAACTATAAAAATGTGATTAGTAATGTAAAAGATTCATTAACTATAAATAATGAAAATAACGGACAACAAATTGTATGGAAAAATCTTAGAAATTTCATTAATCGTTTGAGTATTAATGAATTAGACTATATTAAAAATGAATATAAATGCCGCGATAAACAAGAAAAAAATTTATCTTATACCAATAAACTAAATCCAAATAAAAAGGAAGAAGATAAGTTGTTACTTATTCCTATGAAAGACCGTTCTATTGAAAAATATATTAATCCATTTGAGTCAGGTTGGACGAGTCGTTATTATAGCACATTATTTGATATTCGAATTAATGATGACCGTTGTAAAGAAATATGTATTAATTATTTAGAAGGATTAGAATGGACTATAAGATATTATTCATCTGGATGTATTGATTGGAGGTGGGCATATAATTATGATTACCCACCATTATTAACTGATTTAATTAAATATGTACCTTATTTTGATACTATTTTGCTTGACCATAAAGAAAAAAACCCTGTATCTGAACTAGTTCAATTAAGTTATGTATTGCCACAAAGTAGTCATAATTTGCTTCCATCATCAATAGTCCCATTATTGAAAAAAGAATGGTTTAATAATAATTGTGAATTTAAGTGGTCATTTTGTAAATATTTTTGGGAATCACACGTATGTTTGCCAGACATTCCAATCCATGAATTAGAAGAAATAATTCAAAAATAAAAATGTATTACATAACAATTAAGCAAAATAAATTATTTTATTATTTTTAAATTTATTTTTATTTCAAATACTTTTATAATTTGAGATTAAAATGGATCGAAGACACTTGTCAAATAATAATAAAAAAAAGAGAGTTAATCTCTTTCTTTATTTTTTTTATTTTTATTATTTTTTAAAAAGTTTATTTATTTAAATTTAATAAATGTTTTCATATGTATTTCACTGCTGTATTTGAACTAAATTTAAGTTACCAATTTCTATATTAGATATAACACATTGAAGTTCGTGTGCCGATTCATATATCTGGTGATTCACAAACAAATGGTGATCTCTCAATGCGTCAATTGTTTTGATTTTTACCTGTGCCATAAAGAGGTGATGTCTGCGAAGTGCGAATTTCCCATCATCTCGTAATAACCGTTGAAATATAAAATTCCAATCGTCTAATTTCTTGATTTGATTATCATTCATATTCATTAGAGAAATATATGAGACGATATCATTCACCACATTAGTTACTATGTCCATTGTTCGTCTCTTGTCATGTGTTGTTATAGTATTCATTAAAATACTTTTCAATTTTTGGTGTCAATAATTACTTTTATCAATAACACAATTCTTTGCTAGTTTCCGAATCACTTTATTCATATGTTCTTTATCTCCGCTCATGGTTTGTCCTACAATCTTTAAATATTTATCATTGTAGGGCGAATCATAATCTTTGAATGTTGGATGTTTATTGGTCCATTCATTCAGCAGTTTAAAATTCTTCTTTTCAATCGTCCTAATGGCATTTTTTAGTTTACTGTGTTCGGCATCCTCTTTTTCCCAGACATCATTATCTTTAATGTACATGATTTCTCTTTTCAGATCACTACAATGAAAGGGGCGGGAACAAATGTCAAGAATATTCATATTGCCGAATATGTTATTAAACATACAATCAGTATATCCTAATTTCTCCATATTTTCTAAATCCGTTAAATTCAATTCGATTAAATTAATGAAATCAGATAAATTCATAGCATCTTTACATTGCTCGTTCAGAAAAACTTGAAGATTAAAAATTTTATTATTTGAATTATTCATATTATTATTATTTGAATTACTTATATGAGTTGTATTATTTACATTTTTAGACGTTTCAATCATTTGTTTTTGTAGTTCTGAATTACTTTTAATTAATTCTATCATAAGCGTTGTTAACCTATTAATTTCATTTTCTTTTTCTTCAGTTTTATCTGAATCATCTTCGTTATAATAATTAAAATATTCATTATTTACGTTTGCTTCATATAATTTTTCTTCTTTATTTATTTTTAATCCACATTTCTTACTGTGTTTCCATAATCCACTATTTGTAAAATATTTTTTACCACATTTACAAGTAAAATATTTTGCGGAAAATATCGTTTCCATTTTTTTTCCAGATTTCCAAATATGTTTATCAGTTGATAAATGTCTATCCCAATCATTTTTCTTACTACATATTACATTACAACAATCACACGTATATTTTTGTGCGGAATTCTGAGCGGAATTCATTTCCATTCTCCCTTAATATATGGAAACATTATTTTCCGCTTAAATACTTTTAATTATTATTTTATAATTTTATAAAAAAGTTATCATCACAATTATTTTATTGAAAAACTAAAACCATACCATTATGGTCTCAATCACTTTTTTCACTTTTTTTAGGTTTATTCTATTCTACAAAATTGAAAAATGGACATTTATAAATGTCCAAAATCGATTTTATAGAATAGTTTGGAAGAGAATTCATGACAGTTTCTTT